TTGCCTACAAGGTCCTTAGATGTTGCTACTGTCTGCTTATCCACAAGCATTGTGCCTAAATATGTACTTACATCGTACAAGTTTGTATTATCTACATTTTTTGCAATAACAGTCTTTAAATCGTTACCTCTAGTACCTGCGTTTTTGGCTGTACAGTAAGCATTGTTAGCCTTTACACCACCGCCGTTAAGGTTGTAAGCATATAATTTGCTACTGTTCTTAAAAAACTCTCTTAAAACTAACATACTGTCATCACCGTAGTCGTGACCTAATATTTTAGTAGAGTTTGTTAAAAAGTCTTCTGCTGTAATTTCTGTTACAGCACCCTGTGCTAACCAATCACTAGAAAAACACATGGCACCTATGCCTCTTGCAGACATCCCGTTACTATTAGTTGTAGCGCTTACAAAATTAATATAAGCACCAGGTAATGTTTTGTTCTGTGTTACAAATGTTCCGCCACCTAACATTACTTTTTACCTCCTTCATAAAAACTTTTAAGAAGTTTATCAACTTCACTAAATGTGTACTGCTTTTCATCATCTAAAACAACATTAAGCGCGTCAATGCTGTCCCTGTACTTTTTGCTGTTTACCAGCTGTTCTTTAGTAAAAGTATCTTCTTTTACAACCGTCTTATTTTCTGTTTCAGCCATTTACATTTACCTCCTTTATGTTCAATTTTTCCATATTATCAACAGGATTTTCTCTAATATAGAAGTGTTCAAAAGCTACATTAAAACAAATGCAATCTTCCATATTTTCAATTTTTCTGTCTACGCCTCTCATAACCCTATCATCAAGTTGAACATACTCTAAAGCCTTGTAAATACCAGGGATAAGGCTGTTTACTTCTGTTTGCATATTGTCTGTATTTTCGGGATAATAGTAAACTCCTATATCAACTCTTACTCGGTATCGGCTTCCTCTGTAGCATTCGTCACTAAAATTGGTACAGATAACAAAAAAGCAAGGCATCTTTGAACCTTGCTTTACAGCTTCTTTGTATATCTTATGTTTTGGAAAGTTTTCTGAAAGAGCTTTAGATACATGGTTTACTACATCATTAATAATCATTGAATAATCCCCTCCAACCACCTCTGAATTTTCTGCTCAACTATTGCCGGAGAATCTCTTTCCAGCTCCTGAATAGATATTTCAAGCATTTTTTTGCCTTCAACGAAACTTTTTTTAAGTCTTTTCCCTATAGCAGGAACATATCTTCCAGGGGTTTGCCTATGCCCATATTCAACATAGCTTGCATAAAATACTCCATTATTTATCACAATAACGCAATATCCATTACCAGCATATGTATTTCCTATAGTCCAACCTCGCCTTAAAGTGCCACCAACATGGGTAGTAACGGCTTTTGTCTTTGCAGTACCATCTTTGTTTTTCATCACACTTGTAGTACCATCTTTGTTGCGTTTCCACCTTAATAGATTTGTAGTTTGACTTTGGCTAACCGGAGTGCGTTCCTTAACTTTACGCAACAATCTTGCTGCCAACTCCTTTGCCGTACTTGCGATAAAGGCTTCTTTTTCAATTTCTATTCTCGCCAACTTATCACGCAAAGCGAAAATTTCTGAAAAATCGGTACTCATCCATATACCTCCTTAGAAATTAAAGAAATTTCTTGATGGCTTCTATATCTTTTAGGTATTCCAGAAGCAACAAAGTCTGTCGCAACTCCGTCATAAGTGGTAACAGCAATATCACTGCCACTTTTAATGTCTATTAAAGGTGAGATTATAAGTGTTATTGTCTGTTCCACATTGTCAACAGTCTTTGTTTGGGTAGCGTTGTTAGAGTTGGTATAAGATAATTTACAAGGCTGTTCCTTCGCTACAGTTACAGGGGTGTGAGTAGTTGTGCCGTACTCGTCATTTTTTTCTATATAATTAATTATTGTACATTTACTGTCATACATCTTCTCAAGCTGTTTCCTCATAGCGTCAAACGGACTAACCATATTACCACTTCACCTTTCTATATGAAACAAGCTGATTTTCTACTTTCCCTAGCTTGTCAATCAGCTTCTGCATTCTAGCAACACTACTATTGCTATTGTCATAACTTATGCTTGTCTCGCCTTCGGATATGGAAGAAATATTTCCATTCTCCACTCCTTCCATATCCCCTAAAGCAAGTTTATTTTGCAAATATTTTTGGCACACAAGAGTTGCCCAACAAGAATTAAGCTCGGTAGGAACTTCTTTAATATTGCAATAATTTAAAATATAATCCCTGACCTCGTCAATTAAGACCTCTAAAATCTCATTCTCCCCGTCAGGGATATTGTAGCCTAGCAATTTCAGGTTGTTTGCTACTTGTTTACTTGTAATCATAAAATCAGCCCTTTGAAATAATTCTAGCAATAGGAATAGCCTTGTGATTAATAACCTTGCCATTACCGTCGTTTACAAGCTCCCAGTTGCTACCGTCTTTTAATTCTGTATCTGTAGGAGATAAGGTAGCTTGTTTCTTCTTAGTGTAACTAATACCATAAGGGGCATAGCACTTTCTCTGTCTGGCATATAAAGTATCCTGACCACCGTGTGTCTTAGGGTCTCTGTTCATTTCAAAAGGTACTTTAGCACCGATATTTTCATAGTCAAAAGCACCTGTACCAAGTACATATGTTACATACTTAGTATAACCGTCACCAGCACCACTCTTAGACTCAGCTACTTCAGATGTAGGCATATCGTCATCAACAATAACAGTTCTGCCATTCCAAGTTGCAAGTCCAAGTTCTCTTTCAATACCGTTACTATCTGTCTGCTTTAAATAAGCTAAAAGTTTGAGATTTTCAAGATTAGTTGCAACAGTTGAGTGCATAATAACCATTGTGAACTTGCTCTTATTATCGCCACCTGCTTTCTGAATAGCACTATTGAGAGTAGCTGGACCCGTCATACCATCATCAATAGATGTAATATCGTAAGTATGCTGGTCTACAAACTTTTTATTCTCTGTACCAGTCATGTTGAAGATACCCTCGAGGATTGCAAGCAATGTGTCCTGATCAACACCGTCAAAGTATTCTGATACCTGCTGTGCAACATTATCCATAAAGTCGACGCCACCAGTAATATCAACAGCGAAGTCACCTTCAGTCCAAGCCTTAGCTCTACCGGTAACCACTACACCTCTTTCATATGTTGTTGTAGTTGTTGCTGTAATATCATTCTGACCGTCATAGTTTAAAACCTCACCATCAAGTAGACCATACATAGGCAATATCGCATAAGCTGTACCAGTCTGCGAACTAAAAGCATTTCTAATTTCAGTATTTCCTTTTAAAGCTCCACTTTTAATAAGCTCGTTCTTTTTAAGTTGTGGTATTCTTTCCACATACTTACCAAAAGCCTGTGGATTAAATGTCTTACTATCAAATTTCATTTATTACTCCTCCTTTTAAATCGTTGCTCCTGGATTATCCTCCAAGTAAGCACACATTTGACTATAGGTCATTTTATCAGTCTCTGGGTTCACATCATCTGCACCATATCCAGGCACAGTCCCCTTGAAGTTAGGTGTAGCACTATCAAACAGATACTTTGTATCTTCTGCTTCAGCAATAGCCTTTACCTGCTCATCAATACCTGTAATGTTGCCGTCTTCGTCAAACTTAATATTTTCCATATCAAGCATTGCTTTAACAGCTTTAGGTGTTTTAGCTTTGAAAGTGGCAAGAGCTTTATCAATGGCATTATTAATTTTAAGACTTTCAATTTCTGCTTTATGATTTTTAGCTTCATCCTTGTTCTGCTTTTCAAGCTCAGCAATCTTAGCAGTTAAATCTTCATTGCCTTTTGCACTATCTTTAAGCTCTTTTAACTGATTATCTCTATCAGCTATTGTATCATTAGCTGTCTTTAATTCAGCCTTTAGCTCGTCATAATTAGCCTTGGCATTCTCAATATCCTTGCCGTTTTCAGCCATAATTTTGTCAACCACTTCTTTTTCAAGACCTAAGTCTTCTAAAAAATTTCTTTTCATTTTACTCATTCCTCCAATACGATTTTTTACGAGGTTTCACCTCTTATGTTAAAATGCTTGAATAGTTTTACGCCATATTCAGGGCAAATATAAAAAAGGAATAGGCTGTTGCACCTATCCCCTCTTGCTGACTAAATTATTTAAAGTGGTTTGGTCGCAACCTTCCCACTAGGTTTAGTCCGAAGACATCGCCGTAATTGTTTTATAGAAAAATATTATACCTAGCCCAATAAAATTACCCCCCTTTTTAATGTAATGCAATTTAATTTGTAGCAAACGCTAAAACCCTACTTGTTTGCTACTGTGTTGCTCGTGCAAGTATAAAATATACTTTTCGCACCCAAACAACTAAGTTTTTTATATACAAAGTATACGGCAAACAGAGCTAGTAGGAATCGAACCTACACTAAAGGAGTCAAAGTCCCTTGCCTTACCATTTGGCTATAGCCCTATATTATGTTCAACTTGCCAAGCAACAAAAATAGGACAGTCTAAAACTGTCCTATTGCTCTTGTTTATTGTGTTTTTTTTAATTTGCTGGTAACTTTTATTTATGGGGTCGCATTTTGCTACCCCATTATTTTTACATCAAAAAGCACCCCTGAATTACTTCCAAATTCTCCCTGCTGGCTCATAGCCTATACCATTGTTACAGACTTTCATCTCCAACAGTTCTGTTTCGCTTTTGTAGAATAAGTTATCATCAGGAATGCCATCAGGGAAAGCGTCACAAACACATTGCCAACCATCTTTATTAGGTCGTATATGTTTACAGTTTCCACAAGGTATACCAACTATCATTTACTTTTCCCCCTTGTACATTCATTATACAATTCCATTGCCTTTTCAGGAACTTCCTCTCCTCTGTATAAAAGCACTTCAACTTCTGCAATACATTCAGCTCCATCTTTTCCTGCAATTTTGCTTATTTCTTTAACCCCTTTATTCTTTATAGTTTTATTCATTTCTTCAATTTCACTAGCTGCCTTTTGATAATAGGCTTTTGCGTGTCCACATTCGTGAACAACCGCTTCCTCTAAGCTATTTGCTATATTAACTGGGGTATTCTTTATTAGTTCATTTATTTCATCAAGTGTTTTTCCTCCCAAAATCTTACTATTGACATTCAGCTCTGTAAGACCATAGGCATTTGGAAAGACTTGAAATAATGCAGGCTTTCCAGTTTCAGCATCGTAAAATTCTCCAAAATGTGCCTCTGATATGTACATTCCACCTTGATTTTCAAACTCTTTAATGGTGTCTGTAATAACTTTTGACACTTCCGGTAAAATGTTATTGCTCTTGCTAGAAGCAAATAATTCAAAATCATCAACATCTATTGACTTTATTGTATCACTATTGCTTTTACTTGTAAACCTATTCTCTCCAGCACTTGCATATTTTTCGCCAGCAAATTTATTGACTTTTTCATTCTTAGCGTTTTTCTCATATAAATCCCAAGCGTCTTGACCTTTCTCCTTAACAAATTTCCTTTTCCATTCCTCATATGTTTTAGCCTTAGTATAGTGAGTTTTCCCATCCTCGCCCCTGTAAGCTCTTTCCTCGCCTTGAGTAAATTCATCATTAAAATAAGGAATAGTTGTACACCTGCAACGAGGATGAAACGGTGGAGAGTTGATACCAATTACGGCATCTTTAAAGGGATAATGCTTGCCATCTAAACCACCACAGGTAGCACAAGTAGCACCGTCAAGAGTTCCTAATATTTCATATTCTTCTACATCTAACTCTTTCATGCAATCTTGTGTAGCTCTTTCGTTAAAATAATTGTATTCGGTTACTATAAGATTATTTGCCTGATTAAGACCTACCTTAAATTCCTTAGCAAGTTCTTCTGTATATTCGTTTGGATTTCTGCCCCTACTAACGCAATCTACAAGGTCTTTATGGATTTTATTTACTAACTTAGGGCGTTGTTTTCCCCATATTCTCTCAGAAAAGTTGCTGCCATCTTCTGCCCAAGGCCTTTGTAGAACTTGTTCAAGAACCCTATCATTTATTCTGTTAAAATCAGAATAAACACCAATACCATTTTGGATATTATAGGCTGTTGTGTAATAAGCATCTTCATACACTTTTCGCATACAATCTTTTACGGTCTTATTAACATCGCTAAACATCTCATTTGCAATAACAAGAACTTGTAATTTTAAAGCTGTTAACCTGTTAATATGAACCTTAGCACTAGCATTTTCAAGCTGTTTATCTACTTCAGGCAATGTTACTATAGCCGCTTCAATGCCTTTTTTAATATATTCCTCGACATCCCAGTCAAGCTCTTCTAATTCTTTTGATTTCATTAACTTTTTTGCTTCGCTAAGCGTAAGGCTGTTATTTACCGCAAATCTATGCCACCAGTAATTTATTTCTTTTTTTAGCCTAGAATAAGTAACAGCAAAAATCTTTTCAATTTCTTTTCTTCCTATTTCGGCGGTAGACCTAGAGTTATTTTCAACTTCAAGGGCTCTTTCTTTCCAGTAATTATTATTTGTTGCCATCTGTGTCCCCACCAGCCTTTATGCCTTCAAGGCTTATACTGTATTCATCTTCATTTTGCTTATTGATAAGCTCCATTTCAGCATTTACATCATTAATCCAAGGGTGGTTTTTAACAACTGTTTCTTTGCTCAATACATTTAAAGACTTAACGCAGTTATCTATTGCCTCACCCTCATTTATAAGCACATCACGGTTAAACACAATCTCAACATCTTCATCAAAATTCCCCTGACCTGTCTGGGATAAATAAGCGTTAACAAACCACAATAACCTCTGTAAAGATGCCTTGTATTCTGTTTCCATTTTATTAGCGTCAAGGTCAATGTCTGAATACATACTTTGTATGTTCATTTGGTTTGCATTACCACTTAACCTATCGTCTTTAGCATCGTATCCCATTGCATTTTCAATTATTGCCTTTTTGAGCAAATCAATAATAACCTTGTAATTTTCAGCATTTACCTGTATAGATAGTGTTTCAACCCCACCTTGCGAACCATCAGCAGTTCGCACCTTAACAGCACCGTAAGTAGACAAATTCTGTCTAAATTCTCCTAAATTTTCTCCGTCATAGTTCTTTAAAACCAATATAGTGTTTCTAGGGTCTTCTTGCATACCGTTAGTGTAATTGCTAAGCATAAGATTAAGTGCATCTTGCAAGCTCTTAACTCTTTTTAGTAAAGGTAATTCATTTCTGTTAGCCCTAAAAGGTATAAGAGGTATCTTGTCCCACCCTAAAGGCTGTTTATTGCTATAAAAATAAGGCACCTGCCAATCTGTGCCGTCAGGGTAAATCTTTCCCCCGTCTTTTAAAAGTTTGGTAATGCCTTTTTCTTCATATATTTCAATTTTTAAAACTTCCTTTTCA